AGCTAGTGCAATCGAACAACTACAGGATGCGGCTAAAACTAGAATCCGTCAGAAGATGAGAAACCTTGACGGGTATCTAAGGCAAGTCGGTGATCAGTGGCAAGCTAGGGTCTTTCAATTCTATTCCGTACCAAAAATTGTTAGAATCACCGGCAAAGACGATGTGAACAAATTCTTCAAACTTTCTATTGAGAAAGATGAGGAAGGCCAGCGCGTAGCCACTGTGCAAGAGTTCCACGAGCCCAATGATGAGGGTGAGGGTAATTTAGTTCCCGGCACCGAGAAGAAACTTATCGTCAAAGGATTTTTTGATACTAAGACAATGACAGGTTCAGCCCTTCCATTTGCAATTGCAGATAGAGAGAACAAGGCCCTTGGATTATTTGATAGGGGTATCTTGGACGCTGAAGAAGTTTTAAATATAGTTGACTTCCCTAATAAGGAAAAAATATTACTTAGGTTAAAAGAACGGCAAGAGGCTGAAGCGGAAGCTGCAGCACAAGGCCCCCAACAATAATGGAGTAGGTTTATGGCAATGCCAGGACAAGAGCAAGGACAAGAGCAAGGTGGGGGCGACCCATCTGATATCATTCCATCTACCCTTCAAGGATTGGACCAAATAGGTCAAGTGATCACAGCCGGTGAGGGAGTCCCTGAAGAAATCAAACAACGGTACGCACAAGCTGTTGCTGAAATTCAGGGAATCTTTCAACAGTTATCAGGCGGTGGTGGAGGACAGCCTCAAGGTGTTCAGCCGGTACAAGATAACGGCGGTGGTGTACCTGTAGGCCCTCAAGGCGTAGTTTAATATAGGAATTAAGAAATGACAGATAATATTGATCAAATGACTAATGAACAAATTATAGAAAGTGTTAGTACTGAGCCTACGGATCAAACTGTAGACGGGACAAATAGTTCTGAAACTCAGCCAGCACCAGATTCCCCCGAATTGCATGATTACACTTGGAAGGGGAAAACGATATCGGAGGACATTGACACTCTCAAGAAACGTGCTTCGATGGGTTATGATTATGCGCAGTCTATGGCTGACCTCAAAAAAAGAGATACCGAGCTCACTGATCGTTTGGGCAAGGCTGAGGCAATAGAACAGAAATGGAAGCCATACGACGACTACGCAAATTCAAATCCCGACTGGGCTGACAGAGTTAACCAGGCCTATGAGAATAGATTCTCTAGTCCCGAAACAGAGATCCAACAGCAGGATTTCAGTAAAGCAGGTCTTGCCCCCGAGATTTCTCAAAAGATAAATCAAATGGACAAGTTCATGCAATCATATGAGCAAGATCAAAAATTGCAGGTACAATCGCAGGAAGATACCAAGCTTGCAAGCGAGGTCACGTCTGTTAAGGAAGCTTATAAAGATGTTGATTTCGGGTATACCGATCCGGTGACCGGTAAATCTTTAGAGTTCCAGGTTTTCGAACATGCCAATCTTAACGGCATTAATTCATTCCAGGCAGCTTTCAGAGATTTTTATCATGATCAGCTAATGGCTTCGGCGCAAACTTCCGCAAAAGAGAATACGGCTAAGGCAATTCAAGAACGTAACAAGAGTGGATTTTTGGGAAATGTATCAGCGGCAAAACCGTCTACACCATCTCATAAAAACATGACCTACGACGAGTTGATAGACCGTGCGGCAAATGACACAGACATATTTAAACTCGAATAGAAAGGACATAACATGTCGTTATCGATAGCACAATTGGACAGTGTGACACACCGTTACATAATGCCCAAAATGTTTGACAATATTTTTGACTCTAATCCATTCCTTCAAAGAATCATGAAAGGTGGAGCTTACAAGTCTCAAGATGGTGGAACATCCATTCAGATTCCGCTTAACTATGCCCAGACCACTAGTGCTGGTTGGTATTCAGGCGCAGACACATTACAGACTACGGATAATGAGAACATTACGAACGCAGTTTACCAATGGGCCTCCTTCTATAGCAATATCAGTTTGACTGAGGACGATAAATTAAAAAACAGTGGATCTAGTGCTGTTCTTAACCTCTTGAAGCAAAAGTCTATGATTGCTGAAAAGACAGCTAAGGACAACATCGGTGAAGGACTTTATTCCGATGGAAGTAACGCGAAGTCAATAGTTGGCTTGACTGACATCATTGCCATCGATCAGACAGTAGGCGGCATTTCTCAGGCGGATAATTCCTGGTGGCAGGGCAATGTTGATTCCGCTACAACCACCCTGACAATGGCAGCAATGCAGGCACTCTGGGAAGATTGCAGTATCGACAATGAGCAGCCCACTGTTGCTTTGACCACTAGGTCAGTGTTCAATAAGTACTATGGGCTTCTTCAGCCTCAGCAAAGATTCACAGATTCCGACACAGCAAAAGGTGGTTTCCAAAATTTAATGTTCAATGGAGCTCCAGTAATTGTGGATAGCCACATTGCTTCTGGAAGAATGAACTTTGTGAATGAGAAACACATTCACTTGTTTTATCATCCAAAGCAAAACTTTACATTTGGGGGTTTTCAGAAGCCCGTGAATCAAGAGGTTTCAGTGGGTAGAGTGAAATGGATGGGAGCTCTTGGATCTTCCAATAACAGACTTCACGGTGTTTTAACTGCAATTACAGCCTAAAGAAAGGGGTGACTTATGAGTTTTTATGGAGCGGATCCGGTACTATTCGAAGGTGTTTCAGGCGTTACAGCTACCCCCGGGGGTAATGATGTCGGAATAGGGTATCGAAGGACAGAAGGTGGTAAGGAATATCTGAAGGTTTATAATGATTGCAACAGTGATATCAATCCTGGTTATGGTGTCGTTCTATCGAGTGGCGTCTCTGGCTACTCAATCAGTGTTACTTCAGTGACTAGTGCAGATATCGTAGTAGGTGTAGCGCAATCTACTACCATGACTACCGGCACATATGGCTGGGTTGTTACTAAAGGTATTACAGCTGTTGAGATGGGAGCTACTTCCGGTAGCGTCGCTTCTCTTGGTCTTATAGAGATCGGGGCGGCTGGGGTTTTTGTTCCAGTTTCAAACATTACAGGCGTTAAATCACCTGCAGTAGGCCAAGCACTTGCAGCTATCGTTTCTAGTGCTTCAGGAAATGCATACGTATCTTGTTATTAATTTGAAAAGTTCTTTTTAAATGGAAGAGAATGAAGCTTGCCAGGATATCAAAACTCTAGACTCCGTATTGGTTACCAGCGATATGGATAGCGAGATGGTAGGAGAAGTCTTGTCAAGCACTACTGGTATTACATATGTTCATATTTATTAATTTGAAAGGTTCTTTTTAAATGGGAAAATTAGTCACTTTAAATTTGGAATATCAACCATACATATTTCAACCGCCTGTCCCGCAAGGTCAGCTTTATCAGGATGCATGCAAAAACGATAAGGCGACGATCGATAGTTGGGAAGGTACTTGGCTAAAGAACATTAAATCGAACCACGAGAAATTCGGACCCTTCAAAGACCGAGGCTTGGGGCTTTTACACAATAAAGCCCAACAGCTTCCTATAATTGTTGCGGGGTCCGGACCTTCTCTCAAATTAAACGGTCACCTTTTAAAAGATAGACCGGAAGGCATGAAGTTAATTTCGTGCCTTCATAATTTTCATTATATGGAAGATAACGAAGCCAATGTAGATTATTTTGTAACGCTTGACGCCGGCCCGGTGACTATTGAAGAAGTGACCGAGGGCGGGACTAAAAGCGAAGAAGAATATTGGAAGATAACGAAAGATAGGACTTTGATTGCATACATTGGAACTCATCCTATGTTATTAGAAAAATGGCAAGGGCCTATCCTTTTCTATAATGCACCAGTTCCTAGCGAAACGTTTTCTAAGGCTGTAAACGATATTGAGAAGTTTCATACATTTGTAAGCAATGGGGGCAATGTTCTCGGGGCTTGTATGTACATTGCTAAAGGGTTCTTAGGTTGTCCTACTACGATATTTGTGGGAGCGGATTTTTCCTTTAGTAATCGTGAAAAGACTCAGTTTCACGCTTGGGATTCCAAGTATGATGCAAATATTGGGAACTACATTACGGTAATTGATATCTTCGGCTGTCCAGTTAAGACGTGGAATAGTTACAGCAATTTCAAAAAATGGTTTGATTATGTGACATTGAAGCTGCCAGGAATTTACATAAATTCTACCGAAGGCGGCACATTCGGAGCTTATAGAGACGGGAATCTATTCTCTATAAAGCAAATGGATTTAAAGGATACTTTAGACATGTTTTCTTTATCGAGGCATACTAAGGAGCAATCTGAAAATCCAGAAGTGGAAGAACTTAAACTTTTAATTTAAAGGGTTTTGATATGGCATTTACAGGGGCAGTGACCGGCAAAACAGTTTTTGGCGATAAGAGAGTTCACTTCATGAAAGTGACTGCCGATGCGGCTACGGGTAGCGTAGACACCGGTCTTGATATTGTGGACCATATTTCGGCATCACCAAAAAGCCTTACGACAGGGGCGATAAAGCTAGTTATTAATGAGCTTACCGCAGGGACTTCTTCAGCGGGAACTATTGCAGTTACTGGTATGACGAGCGGTGACGAGTTTTATCTCACAGTTTACGGGAGGTAATATCGTGAGTGTAGGGCCTACATCGGTTTTTGACCTATCGGTCACAGCTACAAATACTTTCTCAAGTGGTACTGATTTAGGAGGTGCTTATGCTGATTATTCAGTAGTAGTGCCTACCATGCCTTCAGCTACCACTATCACTTTTCTAGGGTCTGAGACTCTGGCAGGGACTTATAGAACTATTTACAATAAGCCTACAGCTGCAGCGGCTTCGGTTCCGGTCCAGGTAGCGTCAACAGTAAATAATGCTATCGTAGGGGTAGATATTAAATCTAGGTATTTGAAATTAGAGTGTGCATCGGCACCAACTACAACAATTGGCTATCAATTAATATGTAATAATTCTTAAAAGGAATGAATCATGAGAGTAAACGTAAGAAACACAAATAGGTTTGGTCACCCACTTCAAGAGAAGTTTAGGGGCAAAATGATCTATCTTAAGGCTGGCGAAACTCTCGAAATGGAGAGAGATGAAGCGGTACTTTTTAAGGGTCAATTTAAACCTCTAGTCAGGGATAAGGGTGGTAGTCAGCTTCCAGAGTCAATGAAAAGTCTCGTGATTGAGCCTATCGGCATGGAAATTGAAGAGAAACCGCCTGAATATAAATGTCAGGCTTGTGGTTTCAAGGCGACTAGTGAAACAGGTCTGAAGAGACATATCACTAATAAACACGCTGATGAGCTCTATGATGTAACAGCTGAAGATGCGCATAAGGAAATAATCAAAGGAGAGTCATGAATGTCATTCTGAAAGGCGAGTGGTTTGCCACACTGTATGGTGAAAACGGTGCGGTTAAAGACTACCGAGAAGGAAGTAACATAATCACCGAGGTAGGTAAGAGCTTTTTAGTTGAGTATCTAAACTCAGCCGCAGCTTCGGCCACAAAGTGGGATATGTTTCAGATAGCCGTAGGGTCTGATTCTACAGCTGAAGCGGCTTCGAACACTGCTCTAGGAACTGAATTAGCAAGACAGACCGGCACAGGTGGTGAGGCAGCTGGTGCTATATATCGGGTTACAGCGACATTTACTTCCGGGATTGGAACTGGCGGGATTGTAGAGTACGGGCTCTTCTCATCTAGTACGGGTGGTACAATGTTTAGTAGAGATACTGAAGATATTATAAATAAAGGGGCAAATGATATTCTTACTGTAACCACAGATATCACAGTGAGCTAAGCTATGGCTGATTTATCGATTACTATAACGAATGCCTTCACTACACATGGTGGTGGTATTACTAGCAAGTGGGGGGATTTCAATTGGGATGAATCCAATTGGGGTGCTAATAGTGTTGTCAAACTATTAAATAAATTCATTTTGAATACTGTAACCCCGACAAGCGATATATCTAAATTAGTTGAAATAACAAGAAATGAAACACTGACAATTGAGGGTGATCAATCAAACGGTCATTTGACTAGCGGTGATTGGAATTATGTTTTTCCTCCCTCTACGACTTCGAATAGTGATAAGATAGTAACAAGCTATACAACTTCTACCTCGACCGAGGCAAGTTATTCAGAAATTACATTTAGTACCTCTACCTGGACTTAAACATGAGGTTTTAATATGACTCCAACAGAGATAGAGACAGCGGCTCGTCAAAGATACAATGCTGTCGGTGATGATTTTTTCCCGCAAGAAATGGTGATGGATTTGATCTATGGGGCAAGCCTTGAGATGGGGCTTGAGGCATATCCGATAGAAAAGGTTTTCGAAACCACATCGGTAGCTGATCAACAGCAATACACATACCCTACACAAATGGTGGGTATTCGCAGAATTGAATACAATGGGTTGAAGATATATCCTGTAGATTTAGACGACGATCCGAAACAAAATACTACCGGCCCTACTGGTCGGCCCTATGGGTATTCGATATGGGATAATGTCATAAGAATGTACCCCACGCCTGATACTACCGGCAAAACCATAAAGATATTTGGTTTCAATGAACCTCAAAGGGTGAGCCCAGATTCAGTCTTAGAGATTCCTACTGAGTACCATCTAGATATTGTTGATTACATTTTATCGGCTTTTTTCGCAAAAGATAAAGATAGAAATATGTCTACATATCATAGGGATTTGTGGGCTGGGCACGTTAGAAAATCCAAGAGAGATAGAGCCAAACGTAAACGCACAGATAGATTTGCTGTGGTTAAACAGCAAGAATACACTCACGTAGGCAATCAAGTATGGTGATATATGACAAGCTTATTTGACATAGTTTACCCTGGGAAGGGTCGCATAGATTTTGACGGGGGCCTAAATAACAAGTTTGATCGTCAAATTATTGCAGATAACGAAAGCCCCGATTGCCAAAACGTTATTTTTGGAAAGGGATCTGTCGAGACTAGGGGTGGTACTACTCAGCTTAATACCGCCTCGGTGGGAACTTTTGCAGCTGACGGGCTTTACACTCGAAGCGATAATAGTGGAACTGAGTCTATGGTAGCGTGGTGGGGCGGGTCTTTGTATGATCTTCAAGGGACTTCTTTTATCACGATAGGTTCAGCCCAAGCTGTCTACACAGCCGGTGTTAGGGTAGCTGCAGCTGAATATGAAAATCATATGTTCTTTGGAAATGGGAACTCAA